CGGTAAGAATGAGTTTGTAGATGGTGGCGAATGCAAAACCGCAGATGTGGACACGCCGGAGTTTACGCCAACACAGAGGCGACGTAAGCCAGTAGAGACAGTGAGTGTCACATGCAGCGTTTGCGGTAAGAGTGAGAAGATCAATAAAAAGTTTATTCACGGTGAATTCCACCGATGTTCGAAATGTTGCGGGAGATAATATGTCAGAGTTATATGACGTTGGTGCAGAAAGAGCGGTACTGTCCGCATTGTTTCAGCATGATATAGATGCTTGGGTTCGTGTAGCCGAGTTGATTACTGTAGACTCATTTGGCGACTCGAATAATCAAATACTATTTAAATGTATTGATACCATCATCAAGAATGACCAGAAGGCAGACCTCCCTGCAATCTTGTCGTCTGCTAAACAGCTAGGAGTAGAGGAACATATAGCTACAGATCAGGAGCTTGGCTACATGAAGTCACTGTTTGATTTTCCAATCAACCTAGAGAACATCACTAGCTTTGCTATTCAGATGAAGAAGTTTGAGTTTGCACGTAAGATTAAAAAGCTTACTAATAAAATTCACAAAGATGTAGATGGCGTAAACGGAACAGAGAGTGTTAATGAAATTATTCAGATTCTGGAAGAACCAGTTACAGACTTCTTAAGGGAAGATGATGGTGGAGACAATCCAGAACGCATAGGTGAAGGGATACAAGACTATGTTGACTTCCTCGCAGAAAATAAGTGCGATATCATTGGTGTACCCACGGGATTCGCTAGATATGACGAAGCCATTGGGGGTGGTCTTAGAAGAAAGTGCGTTGACCTTGTATCTGCAAGACCCAAGGTTGGTAAATCAGTGTTCGCTGATAATGTTGCCCTTAACACCTCTAGAGAAGGAATTCCCACACTAGTTTTAGACACAGAAATGTCGAAAGAAGATCACCTGAATAGACTGATAGCAAATATCAGTGGAGTGCCTATCAACGAAGTTGCCACTGGTAAGTTTACAGACGATGAATTAAAAGCAGAGAAGGTACAGGCCGCTGTTGACGAATTGGATAAGATTCCTTATCACTACATCAGTGTAGCTGGTAAGCCATTTGAAGGTATCCTTAATTTGATACGTCGATGGGTTACGCAAGAAGTAAAAACAGATGATACAGGTAAGACTAATGACTGCTTGATTATATACGATTATCTTAAACTCATGTCGTCAGCCTCTATCAATAATAACGTACAAGAATATCAGGCTCTTGGTTTTCAAATCACGTCATTGCATAATCTATGCGTGAAGTTAGATATCCCATGCCTGTCTTTTGTGCAACTCAATAGAGACGGCATCACTAAAGAAAGTACCGATGCTGTTAGTGGATCAGATAGACTGATTTGGCTTTGCACCTCGTTCTCTATCTTTAAACTGAAGTCGCCGGAAGAGGTTGCCGAGGATGGACCTAACGCTGGTAACAGAAAATTAGTTCCTATTGTTTCACGTCACGGTGCTGGCATGGACGATGGAGATTACATCAACATGAATATGAATGGCGGTATAGCAAAACTGTCTGAGCTTAAGACACGTAACGAATTTAAGAACGCTCCAACTGGAGACACAGGATTAGTAGATACTGAATCACTCAAGTCTGTAGACATAGATGAGGACGACGAAGAATGACACTGAAGGAACTCAAGACAGCATTGAATAAAGATGCAGTTAAGGTTTTTGAAGCCTTAGGTATGAAATGCGAAGTGTTTAATAAAAACATTTATGCAGCATGTCCCATTCATGGTGGCGATAATCCTAGGGGATTCTCATACTCGCCACAAAGAGCATCATGGAGATGCTGGACTAGAGAGTGCCAAAACGATCACTCAAGCGATATCATAGGACTGATACAGGCTGTTCTAACTCAAGAGGGTTCAGACGACGTTTCATTTAAAGACGCTGTACTCTGGGCTTGTCAAACTCTTCAATTGCCGACTCCGAACTTCAAAGCAATAAGCACCACGCCAAGTCCTCCAGTAGAAGAAACAGAAGAAGTATTAGAGAACAAGGTGTGGCAAGAATGGAACAAGCCAGCAAAGTCACTGGATTATAAGCTAGACACATTCGCCGTAGAGTGTGAGCTAGAGTGTCCATCTCAATATTTTATGGATAGAGGATATGAAGCACAAACCATGAAGTACTTTGGTGTTGGAGACTGCACAGATTCTGGCGACTATCTCAGAGACCGATCAATCATACCTATCCACGATGACGCAGGAGAAAATATCGTTGGTGTTATAGGGAGAGCAGTCAAGGAATACAGGTTGCCAAAGTTCTTATTTCATCCACAAGGATTTGATAAGAGATACTTATTCTATAACTGGCACCGTGCCATTAAGCACGTACTTGATAATAATATACCATATCTATATATCACAGAGGGTCAAGGTGATGTATGGAGATTATACGAGGCTGGAGTTAAGAACGCAGTAAGTATATTTGGTAAGACGGTTAGTCAAGAGCAGATCATCAAACTTATGTCCTACCCTCAGATTAGCAACTTAATCATTCTGACAGACGATGATCAGGCAGGCAGAACATCCAAAATAGCAATCAGAAGACAGCTACAAAGGACGCATCGGTTAACTTTTCCAGCATTGTCCAGCAAGGACGTTGGCAACATGTCACCTCAGCGTATTAAAGAAACTATATTACATAACCTGAAAGGAACATATTAATGTCACGAATCATTGGGATTTCAGGGCGTAAGCAGTCCGGTAAAAGCACCACTGCTAATTATATTAATGGCGACATATTAAGTCGTCGCGATATGGTTAAAGGCTTTGGCCTTGACGACGAAGGAAAATTACTGATCACTACTCTCATGGCTGATGGCTCTGAAGCTGTTGGTGAATTCGACGTGTGCCGAAGAGACCAAGACTTTATCGCCTACGCAGAAAAAGAAATGTGGCCTTACGTCAAGGTGTATCATTTTGCTGACACGCTAAAGAACTTGGCCGTTGAATTGTTTGGTATCCAGCCCCATCAGGTTTTCGGAACAGACAGCGACAAGAATGAACTTATTAATTATAGCTGGGAGAATATGCCCACAGAAACTAATAAAACAGGAGATATGACCGCTAGAGAATTTTTACAATACTTTGGAACATCTGTTGTTCGTTCAATTAATACAAACGCTTGGGTTCAAGCCACCATTAAACGCATCACTAGCGAAAACACGGGCGTCGCTGTGATACCAGATGTAAGATTTCCCAATGAGGTTCAAGCCATCAAACACGCTGGAGGTATCGTGATTCGTATGGAGCGTAACCCTTTTGATTGCTCACACACTTGTGAGTCTGCGTTAGACAGAGACAAATTTGACTGGAATGAATTCGACGTGATCATTCCAAACTCAGCAACTACAATACCTATGTTGGTTGAAGAACTCAGCAACATTTCACACCTCTGGAGATAATATGCTAGTAACATATGTAAGATCGTCAAGCTACAATAACTACTCATATTGCCAGCAACAATATTTTATTACCTACGTATTAGGCCATCAGTCTAGTAGTGGTAAGAAAGCTGACATGGGTACGATGGCACACAAGGCCATGGAAGTCCTAGCCTGCCTGAAGAAAGATATGCAAGATCGTCCCCGTGCAAAGAACTTGAAGGTCACTGATGATGCTATCGGTGAATTCAAATGCACAAAGACAGAACTCTACACAGATGAGCTAGTAGATAATCTAATAGAGCTTAGCATTGATGCGTACGCAGCAAAGTCTGACCATAGCTTCAGCAAGAAAGACAGAAAAGATATTAACGAAACAGTATGGACCTTTCTTCATCACAACAAGGGACAGTTTGATCCACGTGAAAGAAATGTTCACTACCCGGAGCCACATTTTGATATACCAATCGATGAGCCTTGGGCTAAGTTTGAGTATGAGAAAGATGGTAAGATGGTTCAGGGTCAGGTAGCAATAAAAGGCACCATTGATCTCGTTACCAAGATTGACGATAAAACAATTGAAGTGGTTGACTGGAAGACAGGACGACGACTCGATTGGGCTACCGGTGAGGTAAAGGATTATAAAAAACTAGAGAACGACGCACAGTTATTATTATATTACTATGCTATGTCTAAGATGTATCCCGAATTTCCACATCGTATAATGAGTATATTCTTCTACAAAGATGGGGATGGCAATAGAGACCCTAAACCATTTAGTATTTGCTTTGATGAGTCAGATCAAGACAGATTCTTAGAGATGCTTCGTGTTCGAGTAGAAGAAATCAAAGCCAACGTTATGCCAGAGCGTCTAGACCCAACTATGAAACACTGGAAGTGTCGATACCTATGTCATTTCGCTAAAAACAACTGGCCCGGAACAAATACGCCAATGTGCAAGTATGTTGCTGATCAGTTAAAAGAGAAGGGTATGGATCAGACTATTGCTGAATGCACACGTGAAGGCCATGACATCGGATTCTATGAGGCACCGGGCTAATGAGCAAAAAACTATTAACTATTGGGATGTCAGTTTATGATGATTTTGATGGAGT